TGTGCAACGAACTCTTCTGGGATCTTGCAAAGTAATAATCCACCAATTTCAACACCGTCTTTGAAACGGGAATTTTGGTCGACCATTAACTTCATTTCAGGGTGGTCCGCTAATTTAACGGGTTCCCATCCTTCACGCATTTTGGCAGAAACATTTAGATTATCAGCTTCGTTCATAACACTAGTACGAACCCAACGGTATGCCCAACCTGGTACCTTTTTAAATTCAGGTAATAATGAGGCAGGTTTCCAGCTATCTGCACGTTGAAAGTCATCTCTTGTATCTTGTTCACGATCTAATCTTTTATTATCCATTTGCGTTCTCCAATTTTAAAGTTTCTCTTGCATATTGTTCCGGTGTTAGCCCAAATTTCTTAGCTAACGCTACTTGTGTCTTCGTCAATCGTACTTTTTTAGGCGCGGTACTACGCGTTGCCGGAGCAACTACAGTCGAAGGTTTTGTGCGCTGGGCGGGTGTTTCCTCGTCTAGCGTTGCATCCCCAAAGAATTCTGGGAATCGTTTTTGCATCGTACCATCGATACGACGATAATATTCATCAGAGGTAGGACTGATCCCACTTCTAACTAATTTTTCATGTAGACCTAGCGCTAGGCTGGTCATTTCTTCATCTTTACCAAACCATTCGTTTTTTTCTTGCCATTTTAAGGCTCTATCGTCTGGTTTATATGAAGGTTGTTCATTTTGTTGTATATATACAGGATTTTCAGAATCTTGTAAAGCGTTTTTATACTGAGGCTTATACTGTTGTACCTGAGATAAACGCATTTGAGCATCATTCATTTTAGATTGAGCTTCAATAATTTTATCTGAATCCCCTGCATCGTAAGCTTCACGATAATCTCGTTTAGCTATAGCAAGTTGTTGTTCAAGAGAACTACTTATTGCTTTAATATATTCTTCTTCGCCTGAACTTAAAGTTGTTTTTAACTTTTTATTTTCTTCAGCAATTTGTTGTGCAAATCTAACTGCTTCTTGGCGTTCTCTATCAGCAGCTTCTTTAGCACGTCTTTCGTCATGCCAAACTTTTTTAAGCTGAGCCATACGTTGTTTAACACGTTCAGAATAATCTTCTAACGTATCATTTTCTATTTCTTCTACTTTTTCTTTAGGTAAGGGTTCTTTACCTCTATCAGCAGCGGGAATATCATCTTCAATTTCAAGATCAATATCATCTGCTTTTGTTTCTATTTTAACTTCATTTTTTTCAGCTTTAACTGAAACTTCTTTTTCATCAGGTAATTTACTACCCGGTATTTCGTCATCATCTGGATATTCAAATACAATATCTCCATCTTTTACATCAGCCATAATTATCTCCTATGCGCGAGTGTAGCCGCGTGGGTCTTGCACCACACCTTCTACAGTATCGTCGTTAATAATGCGGAATTCTCTTCCGTGGATTTTAAATCTAGTACCTGCGTATGCACGTGTTAGAACAAAATCACCCTCTTTACACCATGGACCTGTAGGAAATCTAGTCTCATCTTTGTAAGCTAAATCACCTACTTTTACTACAAATAATACTACAGTCGAATGTTCTTCTATAGATCTAACTGATCCTGCTTTAACTAAACCACTTTCATATGTTTCAGCTGCTTCAGGAATAGCACATAAAATTTTATAGCCTTTTGGGTCTGGAAGCTGTAAGCCTCTTTCTTCAATTGGTATATCTTCTGCATTTACTTCATCTACTGTTGGAATCACTATTGGTCGGCCATTAGCATCAACCAAACTTTGATTCATTGTGAGTATTTGTTCACTCATCTTCAAATGTCTCCATTCTTTGTGCAAGGTCTTTAATTAAACTTTCAGCGACGGATAGACCTCGAATATATCCTGCCATATTTTGATACGAAGCAAAATCTTTTGCTGCTCCGTCTCCTAAATTATTTAAAACTGTTTTGCGCTGATCCTCTATTCGAGACAATAATAGCTCTAGCGTTTGGTCCATTTAGCTACTCCTTAGTTGATTTTGATTCCTTTTTATTAGATTTGTTTAACTGCTCCGCTAATTTGTTAAGCGCATCAACAGTAATTTGATCTTCTTTTTGTACATTATTTCTTTCTTTATTAACGGCTTCTAAACCTAGTTTTAATCCTTCTTGCATTTGTTTAGTATTTTCTTTAGCCATATCTAGTTTTATTTTTTCTTTATCCATAGATATTTTAGATCCTAACTCCACACCTGCAATTTTTTCTTGAGACTGTATTTTAGCCATTTCAAGTTGAATTTTTTGTGCTTCTGTTTGAGCTTTTAACGCTAACTCTTGTTGTTTTAGTTGTAACTCAGCTTGTTGCATTTGAACAATAGGATCTTGCATTTGTTGTTGAGCTTGCTGTTGTGCAGCTTCTGCTTGATTTTTTTGTAACAACTGTTGACCTGCTTGAGCAACAAGTTTAGATAATTCTACTTCTGCTTCTGGAGGTAATTCTTGTTCTGGACTAGGTAATGGTGTACCTAATTGTTCTTCAATTTGACGTCTATATTCAAAAGCCAAATGTTCAGCTAAATGAGCTTCCATTGCTGCAATAATAGGTTGAGCCATTGGGCTTTGTCCTACAAGTTGTGCAATCTTAGGATCATTTTTAAAGGCCATATGCACATCTATGTGAGCTTTATGATCTTGATACATAAAAGCTTTAACAGGTTTACCATTTAATATAGCCATATTTTCTGATACAGGATCTTTTGGTTTTTGATCTTCTGTTGTAGGTATGAGTTTACCAATATTCTTAATGCCTAATACTTCAAGCATTTGTTTATTAAGTTCTGGTAAATCATAAATTTGTGGATACTGTTGAGCCATTTGCATAACTGCTTGATACTGCACAACTTTCTGTGACATTGTTGCAGCATTTGGATCACTAACTGGAATAACATCTACATTATCATAGTCAGATTGTTTAGCACGTCTATCGCCTACTTCAGGTTCATAGGAATACTCTTCTGGAGTGTAATCACGAATAATACCTTTAAGTAATTTAAACTCTTGTTTCATCGCATAATAGATACGCGCTTGAACAGCACTCATTACTTTTAATGTACGTTCTAGAATGGCTAGTGTTGTACCTACTGGAGAATTAGCACTCATATCAGATACTTTCATATCTGCAGCTGAAGCAAAACGTCGTCCTTCCTCAATGATTTGATTCATCAATTGATTAAGAACTTGTGAAGGCTCTTTATAGGGTAATGGTAATATGTTATCTCTAATAGCACCTGCTGGTACATCAACATCTCTCCATTCACCTGGAGCTATAGGTGTATCATCGCCTTTAATTCTAAGACCGCGTGATTTCATACCACCTGGTAAGTTTGATAAAGTGCCAGCGTCTACAAGCTGACGTAAAATCATAGTACCTGATTTAGCAAACGCGCCTATCAAATGGATTAAGCCAAAGCAATAGAAACCAAAACCTGGAATGTAACCGTAATGTACAAAGTGTTGACGTTTTAATTTTTTGTTATCGTCTGGATTCCAATTACGTCTAATGGCAAGTATTGTGCCTGTACCTTTTTCAATAGTAACAACATATGGTAGTGCAATACCATCTTCACTATCCCCATTTTCTAAATCTAAATTAATATGCATCTCAAGGATTTTATATCTATCATCCTCTGTAGGATTAAACCCTAACTTCTCTGCAATTTTCTTTTCAGCTTCATCAACATCTAAGAACGGCTCACCTAACTCTACATCTTTGTAGAAGCCCGCTACCATTAATTTTCTTAATTCATTTTTTGTCTTACGCATGACGTGTGTAACACGTTCTGCAGTTTCTAAGTTTGACGCACCATATGGAACTACAATATCTTCTGCCGGAACATACATCGATACTTGACGTTCTAAGTTTGGATCATAGTAAACTTTCTTAAACGAGTTACCTGCTAAACCTAAACCCCATAACATTCTTTCATGTTCAGGACGATACTCAGGCATCATATCAGTTAGTTGATAGTTCATATCATCTCTAACTCGTTCAGCAGCATCTTCTTTTTCTTTTGTTTGTTTACCAATAATTACGGTTTTAACTGGACCTGCAGCTGGGAAAGTCTCCATCATAGTTTCTGCTTGGAACTTAACTAACGCTTCAGTCATCAGTGGATGGTACACGTTGCATGCACCTGGCCATGGTTCTGTTCTATCTTCTACTTTAAGTCCTAATAGTTCTAGACCATCAACATAAGTTGTTAACCAATCTTTTCTTGAATTAATATCTGCATCATATTCACCAATTAAATCACCTGACAACTCTGTCAACTGACCTTCATCCATATCTTCTGCTAAGTTATCATTAAAATCATCTTTAGTTTCTTTACCAGGAACAATGGTGATCTCCATGCTACCATCATCAAGCGTTACACTTTCAGGATTCTCAATTTCAATTGAAAGGTCTGGTTCACCCATAGCCAACTCTTCTAATCCTTTAGGTGCTTGCGCTAAACTTTTATCTATATTGTCTGCCATATTTTATCCTTAAACTAAATACAATCTATTTTTAGAACTCTTGAACCCATATATCTCATCAGGTTCATCATTAGGTAATCTAATAAACCCGCCTTGTCTGAAGCGCATCAAGGCCATAGTGGTTGAGTCCACTTGGTCATCGTTAGCACCTGATGGAAAGTCATTACATTCCTCAATCAGTTCATGTGCCCATCTTCTGTCAGGAGCCCACACTATACCAGATCTGAAGAGATCTGCCACGGAGTTAACTCTGGATATCTTATCTTGACCTTTTCCAGGCGTAAATTCTCCTAAAGGAACGCCCATTCTTCTCATCTCTTGATAGAGAGCAGCTCCGTTAGATTTTTTTTCTACTATGAATGCATCTGGTTGCCAATCCTTATACTCTGCTAAAACTAATTCTTTGAGTTCAGGAAACTCCATACGTTGCTTGATAGCATTTAGCAGTATTATATTATAATTATTGGTCTCTTCGTTAAAAAAGACACCCCACGTAGTTAACGAATTGTAATCGGCTCTCGTATTGGCTTCTTGTGCAGCATCGAGAGACATAATGGTAAATTCGCAACTTGGTGGATTTTCTTCTTCCCATATCTTCCACCATTCGCGTTTTATTAATGCACCTTCTTCTGAGACTGGGTTCTGTAAGTATTGAGCATTCCAGTACCGTACATCTAGTGCTGCTTTCTTTGCCTGTAATTCTTCAAGGGGCCAAAATTCAGGCCAAAGTGAAGCTTCGTTACCTTCTTTGTCTTCAATAATCGCTGGAAATTCAACGACTTCCCACTCATCTACATCGTCATTCTTTACCATTTGGTTAACTATTTGGCCTGTTAAATCTAACTTAGACCATCTAGTCATCACCACAATAATCGCACCGCCCGGCATAAGACGTTGAATTGGACCAGACTGAAACCACTCCCAAGCAGGCAGAAAAACATCCGGACGTCCCAGCTTGGCGTCTTGTTCGGAGTGTGGATCATCAATGATAAACAAATCAGCCCCACGACCAGCGAG